GAACCAAAGAGAATACATATAATTTCTATGGAAATAATGGAGTTGGTGGAATTTCAACTTCTGGTGCTGTTAAGAGAACTCTTCCACTTAAATTTCAAAACTACATTACTACTTAAACTAAATACTTAAAAACTTTCTAAAATGGCAAAGTTAGGCATAAGCACAGGAATAGTACCAGATGATGGAACGGGTGATAGTCTTTTGGATGGTGCTGTCAAAATTAATAGCAACTTTGATGATATTTACACTTACTTTGGTGATGGCACTAACTTAACATTTACTGGTGGAGTCTCGTCTCAATGGGTTACAACTGGTGTAGGTATTCATACACTCTCTAATGTTGGTATAGGAACCACAAATCCAAGATTTAAATTAGAGGTTGGTGCAGTTGGTGCATCAGGAACAACACTCTTTGTAAATGGTGATGCAAGAGTTACTGGTATTGTTACCATAGGTCCTGCAAGTATTACACTTAATGGAATCTCGAATATTATTAATGTAGGTTCTGGAGTTACTATTAATGGTTCTACTGGTACTATTAATGCAACATCGATCAATCTTGGAGGAACCACATTAACTGGATCTGCTGTTACTTCAATTACTGCTGGTTCTGGAATATCAGTAAACTCATCCACTGGAAACGTTACAATTACTGCTACTGGTGGTGGAGGGTCTTCTCAGTTCGTTACAACATCGGCAGGTATTCATACACTCTCTAATGTTGGTATAGGCACCACAAATCCCACCAGTGCTCTTACAGTGACTGGTAATGCTCTTGTGACTGGAGTTGTAACTGCTACTACATTTGTTGGAGCACTCACTGGTACTGCGACATCAACTACTAATATACCAAACTTAACTGGCGATATAATCTCTAATGGAACTAGTGCTTCATTGGGTTCTTTTACATCCACGGCTCTAAGAATAGCACTTACTTCAAGCACTGGTACTGGTGACGCTGTATTTGCAACAAGTCCCACATTTGCTACACCTGCATTGGGAACTCCTGCCTCAGGAACTCTTACTAACTGCACATTCCCAACACTTAACCAAAACACTACTGGTACTGCTGGTGGTCTTACAGGCACACCTGATATTACTGTTGGACTTGTAACTGCATCAACACTTAATGTAGGAACTGGTGGAACAGTCATTACCACAACTACTGCTGGATTGGTTGGTATAGGAACCACAAACCCAACAGAAAAACTCACAGTTGTTGGAGTAACATCATCAACATTATTTTATGGAGATGCATCATATACTACAAGTGGTAGATGGATATTAGGTGCCGATGGAACATCAAACTATACTTTTGTTGGAATTGGATTTACTCAAACAACTAATGACCCAGTTCTTTATCTTGCAAGAGGTAGAGTATATGAGTTTGTAAATAATTCAGGTGGTTCTCATCCGTTCCAAATTCGAGTAAGTGATGGTGGTGCTGCATATAGTGATGGTGTTACTAATAATTCAGCAGCAAGTGGAGTAATCAGATTTGAAGTTCCTTTTAATGCACCTAACACTTTATATTACCAATGCACTAGTCACTCAGGGATGGGTAATACTATCAGTGTTTATCCAACAACCATTTAAAATACCTAATAAATAATAAAAAAGTTATCATAAAATGGCAGCAATCATAACCGACCAAATTAGAATATTAAATGCAAAGAATTTTGTTGCAGGAGTAAGTTCTTCAACAAATTCTTACTATTCTTTTATTGGTCTACCAAATCCTACTGATATTCAAAGTGACTGGGACACTAATCCCCCATCACCTAGAGACAGTTTTGATGAAGAGAATAATTATTGGGATACTATGATTGCATTAAAAAAAATAAATGCAAGTGACATAAGACAAGTAGTTCAGAAGCGTTTTTGGTCAACTGGTACAACTTTTGATATGTATCGTCACGACTACAGTAGATCAAATACTGCAAAGGTTTCTGGTGCAACTAATTTATATTCAGCATCATATTACGTTTTGAATAGTGATTATAGAGTTTATATTTGTTTGCAGAACGGAACAGATCCTGATAATTTAAATGGAAGACCTTCATTAGATGAACCATTATTCACAGATCTAGAACCAAGAGCAGCAGGAACTAGTGGTGATGGATATATTTGGAAATATCTTTATACAATTAAACCAACAGATATTATTAAATTTGAATCCACCGATTTTATGCCGGTTCCTATAAATTGGGAAACAAGCACCGATAATGCATCAGTTAGAAATAATGCAGTTGATGGATCTATTAAGATTGCAACTATAACAAATAGAGGGGTCTCTGTGGGGACTGCTAATAGAACTTATACAAGAGTTCCTATTCGTGGAGATGGCACTGGAGCAGAGTGTACAATTGTTGTAAATAATGATCAAAAAATTGAATCAGTTACGATATCTAATCAAGGTTCTGGATATACATTTGGTACTGTTGATTTAGTTGCAGGAAATGTTCCCACTGGAACCACTCTACCAGCATTTAACGTAATCATATCACCTAAAGGAGGTCACGGAGCAGATATCTATAGAGAACTGGGCGCATATAATGTATTAATGTATTCTAGAATTGAAAATGACATTCAAAACCCAGATTTTATTACTGGAAATCAAATTGCAAGAGTTGGAGTTGTTGAAAACCCAAAATCATTTGGTTCAACTCAAATTTTGACATTAGACAAAGCAAGTGCTGTTTATGCACTTAAATTAACTGGTACTGGAGTTAATTCTGCAATTTATACTGCAGACTCACTTATTACTCAAACGGTGTCTACGGCAGTTACTGCTGTTGGTAAAGTCATTAGTTATGATCAAGTAACTGGCGTTTTAAAATATTGGCAAGATAGATCTAATTCAGGATTTTCAACAGTTGGAGTTGCAATAACAAATCCAACATATGGATTTGATCAAGTCGAATTTACAAGTGCTCCTAGTAGTGGTGGAAGTGTTTCAATCGTTGGTGGATCAGTAAATTTGGGAATTGACACTTCCTTCACAGGTATATCTACCGTGATAAATAATAGAACATATTACCTTGGACAGTCTTTTACGAGTGGTCTTGCAAATCCAGAGGCAAAAAAATACTCTGGAAATATTATTTACGTAGACAATAGACCATCAATTACAAGGTCATCAAATCAAAAAGAAGATATTAAAGTCATTTTGCAGTTTTAACAAATTATGTCTCAGCAAACTAATCTCAACGTAGCACCATATTTTGATGATTTTAATGCAAACAATGACTACCACAAAGTCCTCTTTAAGCCAGGGGTTCCTGTTCAAGCAAGAGAACTAACAACTCTTCAATCAATTCTTCAAAATCAAATTTCTAAATTTGGGCAACATTTTTTCAAAGAAGGTGCGAAAGTAATACCAGGAA